CTCGTTTAGCACCCCCAAAAACATTAAGTTATTCAATAGGTTAGCACCTTTACTTAATTTCATTTATACCCCCTTGCCCTAGCTCGCCCGCCAATGCTGCGTAGCCACACATATCTATAGCGTTATCAACATAAGATGGATTGCCTTTGTATCTAGCAATCTTTAGTAGTGTCATTAGTATTGCAACATCTTGAGAAGTGATTGGATGATTGAGATAAGCCGACCATAATCTTCCTATGTTAGCGAAGTTATCCTCTGCTTGTCCATGCGTTGATTGCCTGTCTTTAGTTATATACTCATTAGCAGTTCTTAATATCTCTGTCTTATCCATTGTCTTATCCTATGTCATTAGTAAATTATATTCATCTTGCCTACGCTTAACTAATCCGTTTAACACTTTACCACCACCACGATTATATTTCAATAGCGATGCGCCCGCCATATCCTTATCACCGCGTAACAAAGCAGAGCGAACAGTAGAGCGTTGTAGTAATCCTGTCCCGCAATTAAAAGCGAAGGAACATAAGGCACTAAACATTCCTTGAGTAAATCGATAAGACACAGGGAATAACATAGTAACTCCTCTTTCAAATCGTGCAAGGTCTTTAATAAGTAAATCATTTATTTCTTCTTTGCTCCATACTCTGTTATGTTCTGCTTTTAGTGGATATGCTTTTCGTTGTGCTAATGGCAATCTTGCCTGTTCGGGATATAAGACATGGCCGTAACCAATCGTATAAATTAAAGCAGGGCATAGGTAAGGCCTATTATAAAAGCCCTCATATTTTTTTATGATTGCTAAACCTTTATCGCATATCTTCATTTTTTAAACGCTTGTGTGCCAAACCAAAATGAAACAACTGAAGCCCATATAATTTGTGTTTCGTCATCCCATAATAAATTCATAGCTATTTGGAAATCAACACCTGTGCGAATGGCATAAAAGAAACCAAATACTTCTACAAAAACTAACAAACTAAATAATCCATAAGTAATTACAGGCCTTACTAAAGCTCTAATATTTACTACCCATCTTGATGCGCCTTTAGATATTTCAATATCATGTTGATATAAAGCATTGCGCTCTTGCGCTTGTGCTTCTACTTGAGATTGTTCTAAATGTATTTCTTCTACTTTAGCTTGAGCAATATAACCTCGTTCTGCCATTTGCAATTCTTTTTCTGTTTGAAGCTTTGACATCTCAATCTCATGCTTCTTATCAGAGCGATCCTGAAAAAAGTTAAGAATGTTTGGCAATCCGCCACTAAAGAATGATAGTAAAGATGATATAAGGGTAAGCATTTTAATTTCCTATTGGGTTAGTCATTGATTTTTGTATAGCTTTCATTTGAGTGTTTAAGCCATCTATTTGAGCTTTAACTTCAGAACGAACGCTTGATAATGAAGCTTCTACTTCTCTTTGTGATCCACGAGCAATAGCTGAAGTTTCACGAGCCAATGCAATAGCGTCTGATGCCTTCTCGTTAATTCTAATGCTTGAATCTTGAATAGCTAGTAAACGCTCTTGTTGAGCTTTCATTTGAATTTCTAATGCTTGCACTTTGCTTTCATCGTATGAATCAACGACCGAACGCATTTTGTTGAAAGTCGTAATTCCATAATAAATCGGCGTTCCTACGACTGCTATAAGCGTTGAACCTATCAGAAATACTTGTTTGAGTGATAAGCCCCATATAAATTCCTTGTTGAAGTCCATAATCATTTTCCTGCGTTAAATTATAAGAATCAACCATATTCGGTTGAGTTAAATTGTTTGGGCTTTGTAATAAAGCCAAACTTAAAACTATTCCTAATCCAGGAATAATCTCTGTATCTTTCTTATCCTCTGATTTGGTATCTTCTTTTTTAGATTCGCTTTTGACTTCACTTGTAGTGCTAGTCAATGCATTGCTAAATGTTTGAACAGGACTGACCTCTGCAATTACAGATTCGATTATCGTAGGCGTAACACTTGTGTTGAGTATCCCGCTCGGATTCACAGGGCTTATTACACTCACAGGGCTTGTTACATTGTTCTGATTGTCCAATGTCATCTTGCAAGTATTTAATGTTTCCGACCATGCAGTCCAAGTTGGCAAACCATACGGATCGGAGCATTGTGAAGCTCTTAATTCCGTTATTAATCCTTCGTATCCACTCGCGCATGATAAAGTCCTTGTTTCTGTCGCTGATATACAAGTTGGCGGATCAGCTACACAATTATTTGAGCTATCTTGCCAAGCCGACCAACTACTCGCGCTACAAGTATAATACCTAACTTGATTTAATGCACCTGAATAATTAACGGGGCATGATAAAGTTCTAGTTTCTGTAGCGTCTGTGCAAACAGGTTGAATGTAAGGTGCGCATATTGGATCATTAGGATAATAAGGACACCAATATCCTGTAAGCGCAGTTGCTTCATCTATGTCATAGCATTGTAAATTTGTTATGTATCCATTTTGATCAGGAACATAAGTGCAATACCAAGCATAAGCATTACTGCTTATCAGCAATAACAGGAAGCTTAAAATCCGAACCATATAACTTATAGAATCTTTCAGGGTATCGTTTAAACCAAGCGCGTCTAGCAACATCGCCTAAAGCGCCGCCAAAAGGGCAAGGGCTAGATGCCATTTCCATTGCTTCCCATGTAGCTTCATCTTGACACATTAAACTTACCGCACTAACTTTTAATCCTAGATTAGATAAAGTTTCAGCCTTAACTATTCTTGCGCAGTTTTCATCTTCTACTGTAAACCCACCGCTAATAGACACAACACCTGTGTTAGCTCCGCCACTTACCCCTGTTTTACAAATCTTGGGATTCATAGTAGAAATAGAAGGAGCAATAGCTGAAGGAACAGGCATACCTTTCATATTTGTAGTGATATTGGTGTCAGCCGCTAATACTTGATCAGAAATAATAGCCAATAGGCCGCCAATGATAAGGGCTAATACAAATACTATAACTTTATTAATGCTACTCATTTAAAAATCATCCTCATTTAAATTATGTATATTACAAACTATTTTCGCATATTTTTTAAACTTTGCTTCATGCGCATCAAAATCCTTATGGCCTGAATACCATAAAAAGCAATGAATCATTTCATGCATCATAGTATGCGTTATTTTATTCCAATCATCGCATGATCGGTCTATTTGTATTCTTGGCGGATCGTTTATAAACCAACCATAAGCTTCGGTATTAGATACCACTTCGAATGTAACGCGGTGAGCCGCAGGCAATCGCCACTCATTAAATGGCGGAAGCAATGCAAGCATTTTATATATTTTGCGCAGATTTTGTTTCGTTAAGAGCTTGGCCATAGTCTGCGTCTGTATAAATAATCAGTCCGTTAGGTGAGTAATATAAATATTTGCCGTCATTTTCTTCTTGTGTCTTTAATGTATGATGTGGCACGCATAAACTTTGAAACAAATTATTTTTAAACTTATTTGCATCTTGCCTATGCGGAAATATATGATCAATCGCAACCGCTTCAATAACTCTGCCTTCTAAAAGACAAGCCTGGCATAAAGGCGCTTTACTTAATTGAGCTATTCTTTGTTTTTTCCAATAAGCCGTAGAATAAAGCTTACTGTTATCTTTATCTTTTTGAGTTTTTTCGCCACCATGAATACTACAAAAGGCAGAGCGACTTGTTTTAAGATTATTGCAACCTAATTCGCGACATTTATCACTAACAGGCGTATAAGGCATAATCTAATTTTATCATATTTGACCTTCTAAAACTGCTAAAGTTTGTCGTAAAAGTTCTGATTCTGATCCATATTTTGCTTCAAAAGTTTTTTGACCTGCATGGAGCGCCACACCAAACCCACCATTTTGATGATGCAAAGGGCATAAAGGGATAGCCATACTCCAATGGCTACGCATAGCCAATCCAGCCCCATGCCGTATGTGGTGAATATGTGGAGCTGAATAACCAAACCCAAGATTGCGACATACAATGCAACCAATTTGAGATAACTTTTCATAGTGTCTTTTTTCATCCTTATTCAATCGACCATCCTAATTGTGAGAAATACGATTCTATTTGCTGAATATATAAACTAAATTCCTCGACTGACAAATCTGTAGTTGATCTAACATAAGGCACTTGCACTTCATTTATTGTTTTTTGTTCTGTGAGAAATAAATGCCCGCACAAAAGATGCACTTCCATCGGAAGGTATCCAGTAAACTGACTAATGCTTTTATATAACCTACCCCACAAAAATTTATTAGCTTCAATCGACCTCTTATCACCGCTAACCTTTTCTTTGATCGTAACTTGTGGTGTTTTGCCTTCTTTGATAAGACCTTTCAAATAAATCTGTAGTTGATTGATATTGTGTAGCGTGACTATCCATTCTTTCTGCTTCATTTTTTAGCGCCTTTGCGTCATCGTGTATTTTAATCATCTTTGTGCCATGCCATAATACAAATCTATTTGCGCCATCAGCAAGTATGTATTTAGATATATAAAAATTATTGCGCTCAATGCAATATTTACTGACTTTGCTCCATTTATTTTGCATGTATAGCTTCCTTTGCGAATTCAAGTGAGATTGCTGGATAATTTTTTGGGTTAGCAATAATCCTATGCGCCCAAGCTCTCATATCTTTTAGCTTCTTATCTTCAATCTTATTGTCTTTAACAAATCTATTTACATTTGCCGCATATACCGCATTTTCTTCTTTAGATAGTTTTGGTGCTTCTAGCCTGGCAAACTCAATTGGCTTTTCCCTGCATAATTGCAAGATGTCAAAAATACTGGGAAAGAATTTACTGTTATCAATATGCTTATCAAAAGCTTTAGTAACAATACTAAATTCAAACTTCTCAAGCTTATAAAACCAAACCCTTAAAGTGTTCTGATCCAATGGTTGTTTTTGATAGATTGATGCAAGCGTATCCATCATAGATTTAAAACTTATCTTATCGTTTAGTGTCATTAATAGTCCTTTTATTTAGCCATCATATACAAGCCAACATTTCCAAGCGCATAGCCAAAATAGCAAACACTCATTCCATTATTACCAAGATAAAACTGTTCAATGCTGATATATGAATAGATAAGACCTGTGATAATGATTAGTATATGGCTCAAAATAGTGGCTCGTCTGTTATCAAATCAAATACATTTTCTTTTGGCGGAGCTGGTAATTTTTCAATTCTATGATTACCTCTGTGCAATACATAGCATTCGGCTTCATGCTTTGTTCTAAATCTGCGAATTGGCTCGCCTAAATCATCAAAGACTTGATAGCGAAATAAGACTTCCATAAAATTACTCATCGGATAAATGTTAATTGTAACACTAATGATATTCCAAGTAATAAACCAAAAAATCCACCAATAATTAATATTTTAATTGCAAAATCTAAAATTCTAGTTATTAAATTCTTCCCACAAGTAAAATAGGATGAGTGAAACAACCAAGAATATAATCGCCCACAAAACAAAGCCAACAATTTTAAAGGCCAACCACAAATTTGCTAGAATCATATTTTTTCTCAACTCCATCAATTTTTTTAGAATTTATAACTCCTAGCTCTGATATAACTAAATTATGCTTCTTGCCTTTAATATCTGACATCCACTGTAAA